AGACTTCCAGACAATGTGCAGTCCCAATGGGCAGGTGTTCCTGTTGTTGCTGCCAACATGGATACTGTTGGCACATTCCAAATGGCTGGTGCGCTGTCGGAGTTTAATGCTCTGTGTGGTATTCACAAGTACTACACAGAAGCCCAATGGGACAATTTCATGTACGGTTGGCAGACCGATTACTCTTGCCCACCCAATGTGGTGTACACAATCGGAATGGGTGATGCCAATTCCAGTATGCAAGAAATCCAAAAGGCTGAACGGATTCTGAATCGCCACAAGTCTATCAAGTTTATCTGTATTGATGTGGCTAACGGATACACCGAAAAGTTTGTGAATTATGTGCGTACCATTCGTGGGCTGTTTCCCGATCATATTCTGATTGCAGGCAATGTGGTGACACGAGAAATGACTGAAGCCCTGATTCTTGCAGGTGCAAACATTGTCAAGATTGGAATTGGCCCAGGATCAGTCTGCACCACCCGAAAGGTTGCAGGCGTTGGCTATCCGCAACTGTCGTGCATCATGGAATGTGCTGATGCTGCACACGGACTAGGCGGTTATGTGCTGTCGGACGGTGGATGCACCTGCCCCGGTGATGTAGCCAAGGCATTCGGTGCAGGCGCAGACTTTGTAATGATTGGCGGTATGTTTGCAGGCACGGACGAAGCGGCAGGAGAAGCAACAGAAGACGGCAAGGAGTTCTACGGCATGAGTTCCGCTACTGCAATGGAGAAGCATTCAGGAGGCGTGGCTACCTATCGTGCAGCAGAGGGCAAGCGGGTTGTGGTTCCCTGTGTTGGTTCGGTTGGTGGAGTCATGCAGCAGATTCTTGGTGGTGTGCGGTCTGCGTGTACCTATGTGGGTGCGTCTCGTCTCAAGGATTTGAGCAAGTGCACAACTTTTATCCGCGTAAACCGTCAACTCAACACCGTGTGGGGCAGCGACTAATGTGCCTGTGTGACCGCGAATGCCAAGAGCGGTTTTTGGAACGGCAGGAAGAACTGCTGCGGCAGGTTCGTATCCTGTCTGATGAGTGCCATGCGTGGCGAGAAATAAGTGATCGGTATCCGCCCGCAAGCATTTTGAAATATAGCCGAGCAACTGACGGGTGTGGATGGCAGGACAGTTTGAAGCGTGGAGTTTTGGGATTTCCTCTATACGAAAACCTTTGGAGCAGACTAAAGTATCTGTTCAAGCGATGAAGAAGCCTATAAGCAAGAAAACACAAAAGAAGCCTCTGTGGTTTCATACCCACAACGAAACGCGATATCCTGTTACCGCCCAAGCAACTTTGGATTTGTTTGAGATTCTTCACGATGAGGTCTTGATTTCGGGAGACGAACACACTACAATGTTCCTCATGGACATGATGGAAGCGTTTCGTGAAGGCAAGACCATTAGAAAGGAATTTGGACTGATTGCTCGCCACAAGTGGCTAAACAAGGAGAACACCAATGGATAATCATTTCAAGACACAGATTGTTCGGAATCCTCACAAGGGCAACAAGCCGTGCATAGCAATTTTTGGTGTAGACACCATTGAGATGGTGGACAGTTACACCCTTGCAGAACTAGAAAACTTGGTTTTCAAGTTGACTGATGCACTGGACGATTTGCGGATTCGCACACACAGGGACGCTGAATCAAATCAGCCTAGCCTGTTCTAAAGACATTCAGCCTCCATAACTCAATTGGTAGAGTAGCGAACTTTTAATTCGTAGGTTGCAGGTTCAAGTCCTGCTGGGGGCACTAAACGGAGATTACTATGACTGATATCGTGGATTGGTTACGCAGCATCTTACACAATGACCGTTCTGTGGAACTGCATTGTCGGGAAGCCGCAGACGAAATTGAACGGTTGCGCGAGGAGCGTGATGAAGCGCAAACCAAATACGCAAGAATCTTCAAAGGTCTTGAAGGTTCTTGTATGTCCTGCGAACCTGTCGGAGTGCTGAACCAGCAGATGGAACAGCAGATCAATCGGCTCCGCAAGGAACGCGACGAGATGCACCGCGATCTACGAAAGGCTGAAACGGAATGCTCCATGCTCCGCATTGAATGTGGGGTGATTACCGCCGAGCGTGACGAGGCTCGTAGGGAAATCTGTCAGTTCCGTTCCACTTCATATCCACATGACATGAAGGAAGTGTATGAAATTGCAGATTCCCGTGGTTGGGACTGCTTCAAGGATATTGACAATGCCTGAAAACCCTTACAACGAATTGAGCGATGACACTTTCCTAATCTATATCGCACAGAATGATTACATGATCGACGGGTATTACCTGCCCGAAGGTGTGCGTCTGAACGCCGTGGCAGATGCTATTAAACGCACCGAAGCCCTACTGCGTGAGCAAACCCACAAGTCCATCGAAGCAGCGTTCGCTCTGCGTGAAGCAAAGCGTGAGCGTGACGAGGCACGACGAGAAGTGTGTGCATGGCAAAGCGGAGACACTGGCAAGAAATTTCAGGACACCGCAAAGATACGCGGATGGGATTGTTTTGAAACCAAAGAGCGTGAGGAAGCAATGGATAGACTCGCACAACTTGACGAAGAGTTGGGACTGTAATGATTGAAACTGTTGATGTGGTCTACGGTCTTGCGTGGGGTGATGAAGGCAAGGGCAAGATTGCCGCTGCTCTTGCCCCCAAATACGATTGGGTGTGCCGATGGAACGGCGGACCAAACGCAGGACACACCGTATGGGTAAACGGCAAGAAGCACAAGACCCACATTATTCCTTCAGGCATTTTTGCAGGCAAGCGGTGTGTGATTGGTGCAGGTTGTGTAATAAACACGGACAAGTTTTTCAAAGAGATTCGGTATCTTCGCAGCGAAGGATTTGATACTTCACTTGTAAAGATTTCTCCTGCTGCACATATCATTACCGAAGCACACATTGATTACGACAAGCGGCACTTGGGGCATCTTGGAACCACAGGGCAGGGCATTGCACCGTGCTATTCAGACAAGATGATTCGCTGCGGCAAGCGAGCAGTTGATGTGTTTGAATCCCAATGGCTGTGGGACGGAGAATTGGACGGCAAGGTGCTGTGCGAAGGCGCACAGAGCGTGTGGTTGGATATTGACTACGGCGATTACCCGTATGTGACAAGCAGCACAACCATGCCTTACGGTGCTTGCTCTCTTGGATTTCCCACACAGAAAATTAAGCGTCTGATCGGAGTTGCAAAAGCATACGACACCAAGAGTGGTGTTGATCCGCTGTTCTCTGAATCCCTGTGGGACGATCCTGCGCTGAACAGAATTATTGAATTGGGTGGTGAATACGGTTCAACCACAGGGCGTAAGCGATTGGTAAATTGGTTGAATCTTGATTTCCTGAAGCAATCCGTTCAAGTATCAGGTTGCACGGAATTGGTAATCAATAAATGCGATGTGCTTAAAACTTTGGGATTGTTTAAAGTTTACAGCAGCGGTTGTCTGCGTGAATTTAAGAGTTTTTCGGAAATGCAGGCATTTATTACTAGTGAACTAATTACTGCAAATTTTGAATACCTGCACGACATCAAGTGGTCGGGCAACGCCGAGACTATTTGATTCAAGTAATCAAAACAAATATAGAAAACTCTCCCAAGGGTATTGACATCGTGGCGAATGATGCTATACTATGGGAGTACAAGTCAGCCAACGGTGCTAACGGGCAGCACCTAACGGCTCTTTCAATCACAAGCCCGATTTTGGAGATTTCACTATGAAGACTCGTAACTACACCGTTTCCGTGAATGTCAATCTGTACAACAACAGCAACGACGGCAAGTTTGATGCTTTCGCTGATCGCATCAGCGGCAGCAACATCAGCCTCGTGCGTAGCCGCCCCACCGATGAGGGTCGTGCGTACACCTTCAAGTGCAGCGAGCAGGGCGTTGCGATTCTGCTGAATCGTTGGACGAAGCGTCTGGGTTCGGGTATGCGCGATGCGACCGTGAAGGTCTTCACCGCCTAATCAGAAACACCTGTGGTGAGGGGTGGGTGTGTGGATGCTAAATTCTTCCGCGCACCCACCCTTTGGGTGTTTTGTGTTCAAAACTTTTTCAAGGAGATTCAAAATGCGTAACAAGACTTCTATTTTCAGCACATACGCTCTAGTGAGCGTGATTGGTTTCGGTGGTTTTTGGTGGTTCGGGGCGAAGGGTGGGGAAAGCCTGAACGCTGCGGAGACTTTCATGGCGTTCTACAGTTTCCTGTGCACTACGGTGGTGTTCTATGTGCTTGCTGGTCAGAAGCAGAGCATGGATCACGCTTTTGATGCAATTCAGGACGAAGTGAATGAGCGCGGTCGTGATATTGAGGCTGCGTATCGTTACATTGATGACGAGAACGGCAAGATTGCTCGTCGGATTGACATGACTACGGATTCCATCTATCGTGAGATGGAGTACCATAGCGAGTCCAAGACCGATACTTGCTGCAAGACTCTGTGATTTGATACTTTTTGGGCGGCATGGGGCTAACGCCTCTTGCCGTCTTTTCTTTATGAACGCGAAACGCATCCAAAGACTGCTAGAAATGGCGCATCCTCTGTGTTTGGACATCAAACGACAGAAAAAGCACATTTCTATCATTCTTCGCAAGGGGCGAATCGTGTCTATCGGGTGCAACCGCTTCAAAACTCACCCCCGAGCCAAGGAAAAGGGGTATATGTTTGAAGAAATGCACTCTGAATTGGACGCATTTTTGAAATTAGACGCTCCTGAACGGGGATTAGTGCTTTTTAATGTGCGTTTCAACAATTTGGGGCAAATGCGGATGGCACGCCCGTGTGAACGGTGTATGCCGTGGTGTGTTGGTGCATTTTCAGAGATTTGGTACACCACAGATGAGGGTGTAATGCTGCACGGCGAGTCTCTACTGCCGCTAAATATAGTATTACCCCATCAGGAGAAGCATTCAAATGAAGAAGTTTTCACAATTTCTTGACCAAAACGAACTAAACGAGTGGATTAATCGCAAAGACACAAGCGAGACTCCACTAGTTGAAGCCAAACTGTCTCGCGTTTTCCAATATGTGGAAGACGATAGCAAGGATTTCGGTATTGTGAGTTCTTTCCGTGGCGGATTAAGCAACGAAGAAAACATGAAGCGTCACGCTGATCTCAAGGCTCGTGTTCGCAAGATGGGATACGGCTACATTGAGATGAAGGGCGGCTACCAAGAAGAAGGTGGCGTTGTGGAAGAGTTGAGTCTACTGATTCCTCAAATCAAGAAGTCTGAAATTGTGCAGTTGGGTCGCCATTACGAGCAACACAGCGTGATGTACAAGAACAATGAGGACTTTTTCTATATCGGCACAAACGAAAGTGCTGGTGTTGGCAAGGTTCTTATGCGCTTCAAGAAGGGCGAAGGGCAACAGAATCTTGAACTAGCCAAGCACAAGGTTTCACAATTCTTCTCGCAGTTGCGTAAGGGCGATCACGCAAACAAGAAGTTTGTGTTTAATGTCAAGGACGAACCACAACACGCAGGCGAGCAGGAAAAGAGTGGAGAAAGTGCCACTACTGCACACAAGCACCGCCCCGGTGATGTGTGGAAGACCTCTAGCGGATTGTTTGGTGCAATGAACGATGCAAGGCAATACGAATACTTTGAAGACCAAGACGCTGCGCGTCGTTACGCCAAGAAGACCAAGAGCGGTTACAAGATTCAAGAGCGTGAAGAGTGGAGTTTTTCCAAGGCTGCGTATCTGCGTCGTGGTGAAGACCCCAAGTGGATCACAATTTTTGAGGAATTGAACGACGAAAACTCCTAAATAGTTTAGGAGCAAAATGTCTAAAATCCCCAAGTCTTCTCGGGATAAATTAAAAACTTTACTCTTAAAAAATGCCGTTTCTAAAATTAGAAATGGCGGACGCTGTGGTTGCACCAAGCCCAAATCAAATAATCGGAATTCTCGTTAGGGGCTTGACACCCCTCCGATTTGTGGTAACATATATGTGAAAGGAGTTCATCCATGAACCTCAAGACTCTTCTAGCCTCTGCCGTTCTCGCAACATCTACTCTGTTCGCCTCTTCCGCTTCGGCGCAGTACGGGGGCAGCGCAATCGGTGTAAACTTCGGTGGTGGCTACAGTACCACCAAGGTTGATACGCCGCAGGGAACTTATAGGGTTTCCAACAGTTACATTGGCGGCGGCATCGGTGTGAACGCTGCAAGTGGCTACGGCGGCGGTTACGGTGGCTACGGCTACGGTGGTGGCTACGGTGGCTACGGCAGTCCTGTTGGCTACGGCTGTGTGCCTGTGTACTCGCCGTTCACGCGCTGCTACGGTGCGCCCATCTATCCTGCCGTTGTGGTTCCGTACTACGGTGGTTGCGCTGTGCCTGTGTATCCCGTGTGTGGTGGTCAGTTCATTGTTCGCTAAACTTCTGAAAACGGAGACATTCAAAATGCGATTCGCGTCTACTGCCCTTGTTTCGTCTTTCCTGTTCTGTGGTTTTGGTTGCTACACGCAAACCGACATCACGCGAACCGTGACCATGCCTGATGGCAAGGTGGAGACTTATGTGAACAAGAGCAATGGCTACAACTATAATCCCAACTTCACGGGCACGAACGAGCAGTCGGTTCATGTGCGTGATTACGGTTACGGCCCAATCTACGGCGGTGGCATGGGCATGGGTGGTGTTGGTATGGGTATGCCGTATGGTGGCTACGGTGCAGTTCCTGTGGTTCCCGTGGTTGTTCCTAACTACGGTCAGTACGGATACCCCTACTGAACCGTTCAGGTTTCTACTGGTCTTTCCCTCGCAGCGGTTGAAAAGATCAGATTACGGGCCTATCGTCTAGTGGTCTAGGATAGGAGGCTTTCATCCTCTTGACCGGAGTTCGAATCTCCGTAGGCTCACTTAATCTGCGTTTGTTGTTTGGCGAAGTAGTTCAGATGGCAGAACAATCCTTTCATACGGGATAAGTCGTTGGTTCAATTCCAACCTTCGCCATTTTTCATTGTTAAGACCTAGTTCAACACTCTTCCCAAATCAACATACCAGTATGGAAGACCTACAGATTGTATTTCTTATTGTTTCGGGGCTGTCCGCATTCGTTGCTGCCCAAATGTGGTTTTACAGACGGGCGTATTCCACGGGATACGCACACGGTCGCCACGCAGGGTTTAGCGAAGGCTTATGGAAATCCGCAGAACGCTCTAATCGGAAGGATAGCCGCCTCCTAAATACTTGAAGTATTTGGAAGACGATGATACCGATCTTTCAAATATTCGGGACGAGATGCTAGCGGTGCTGAACCAAACCAAGTACCTGCTGTCTCTCAAATAAGTCCGATAACAGGCAGTCCCATAATCTACGGCATAGGGTGGTGGAAACAGGGATTTCCGTGCTGTACAGCCGCCGTGGATGCCCTGTGCTGCATTTGGGGGTGCGGATAGACTGGCGGCACGGTTAAGGGGTAAAACGCCCCATTCCTTCTGCAAAACCGTTTAAACAGAAATCGCATTATTTCAGCGTTGACAACGCGGTTTTTGCGTGTATGATGCTGCCAACGCATCAGTGGAATGCAGCACGCTAAATATGACGCATGAACGAAAGGTTGGATATGGAAGTAAACAATGCACGGTTTCCTAAAGAAGTAGAAGTACACGCTCAAAAATATGGAGTTTCGTATATTGACTCCGTGATTGCGGTGTGTGAGCGGTACGGGATTGAACCCCAAGTAGCCGCTAAATTCCTGAACAAGCCCATAATTGAAAAGATACGGGCTGAAGGACAGAATTTGAATCTGCTTCCCAAGAAGGCAAAACTTCCTATTTGACACTTGACAAGCCGTAGGTATTGGGGTATATTGCTCCTAAATACCTGTGTCTGAATTGTTCGTCAACACATCAACACACAGTACAAATAGTACAAGGAGATACGCATGAGTTTCAAGGATATGAAGAGCCGTTCCAAGTCGCCCACTTCCTACCAGTCCCTTGCGGCTGAAATGGAAAAACTGAACAAGCGTTCAGAGTCCTACAAGGACGACCGATTTTGGAAGCCCGCACTAGACAAGACTTCTAACGGATACGCGGTGATCCGCTTCCTACCTGCGGTTGAAGGTGAAGACCTGCCGTGGGCACGAGTGTGGAATCACGGTTTCCGTGGTCCGGGTGGTTGGTACATTGAGAATTCGCTCACCACCATTGGTCTAAAGGATCCGGTTTCGGAACTGAATTCGCAGTTGTGGAACAGCGGTAGCGACGAGGACAAGAAGTTGGCTCGTGACCGCAAGCGTCGCCTGTCGTATGTCAGCAACATTCTTGTGGTCAGCGATCCCAAGAATCCTGAAAACGAGGGCAAGGTGTTCCTGTTCCGTTACGGCAAGAAGATTTTTGAGAAGATTCAGAGTGCCATGAATCCTGAATATCAGGACGAGAAGCCGCTGAACCCATTTGATTTTTGGGGTGGCGCAGACTTCAAGTTGAAGATTCGTCAGGTGGACGGCTATGTGAACTACGACCGCAGCGAGTTCGCTGAATCTGCTCCGCTAATGGGTGGAGACGACAAGGCTCTTGAGGAGTTGTGGAAGAAGCAGCATCCTCTCAAGGAGTTTACTGATCCCAAGAATTTCAAGTCTTACGATGAGTTGAAGACACGGCTCCACGAGATTCTCGGTGGTGATATCCGTGCGTCTGTCAACGAATCCGCTGCGAAGGGTGGTGCGGAAACTGCCTCTTTTGATGATGAAGACGAAACCCCGCGTCCCCAGACGCGCAAGCCTGTGGCTGCTCCTGCTCCCAATAAGGAGCAGAAGCGTGTGGTGGAGTCTAGTGATGACTCGGAGGACGCGCTGTCGTACTTTGAGAAGTTGGCAGGCGACGAGTAATCGCTCACCTTCACGGCACGAAAAGGGCACGCTTCGGCGTGCCTTTTTCTTTTATAGAGATGCGCGTTCTGCGGACTTTAGAGTGGGATCGTTGTTTCGTACACCCGCTCCCGTGTTGTTGTTCACGGTAATAGCGTTGTTGGTTGTCTTGGGAGCATTGACTGCATTTACTGTGGGTGCAGGTGCGGAATCCATTTGCTTGGCTTGTTCTGCTGCATCTCGTGCGCTGTCTAGTTGCATGGTTGTTCTGCCCACATCGGTTGACGGGGTTGATGGGGGAACAATGGTTCCGCTCTCCATTGAATACATTTGAGTGTACAGACTTTGCCGCCTTGTGTTTAGTTCTGCTCGCCGTGCGTTTAGTTTATTTTGTCCTTCAATAGTTCTATATGGATTTGAAGGATCGGGGTCTTGAGCGACAACTTCTAGTTTTCGCATCTCTTCATTGATTGTGTCAATTTCTCTTTGTATTGATGCTTTTCCATTTGATGCTTCTGGAATTGCTGCGGCAGGTGTTGTTTTCTCAATTGTTCCCGCGACTGGTGGAATTTGTTCGGGAACAGGAGGTAGAGGTGGAAGAGCAACAGCAGTCGGATCTGCTTCCATGATCTTGCTTTTGAAAAATTCTGTATCTTCTCCTGCACCATTTTGACTCTCATAGGTTGACAATTCCATTAGTGCTTGAGTGCCAGACATTTTGCCTTCACGCACAAGTTGTGCTAACTGTCTTGGATCTGTTGCTCTTTTTGCTGTATATTCTGGAGACGATACTGCTGCTTGGTGTGCTGTTTCTATTTTCTTGTCCATTTCTGCGCGCTGTCTGTCTCTTTCCACATCTCCAAATGTCCAAGTATCAGACTCCATCATTTTATCTGCTAGATTAGTTCCAAAAAGAGTGTCAACTCCTTTGTTTACCAAGTACGCACCACCTAATCCAATTGCTGCTCCACCAAGAACTGCTCCTGCCACTGGTGCTGCTGCCGCTAATCCACCAACAACAGAAGGAGCAAATCCTGCTATCGTGCTAGCAACAGCGGGTATGTACTCTTTTATGCCACCAAGCATACTACCAATCATTCCGCTTATGCCGCCACCCTCTTTTTTAACTTCAGCCCCTCCTCCACCTAATCCCATCATTTTCTTTAGTTTTCCAAACATTCCAGCCTTGGCGTTCTCTGCTTCTCTTTTGGCTTCTTCTTTTTTCAATTCTTCTTGGGCAGGATCGTATTGGTCAACCAAAATGGATTTAATGTCTTTTACTTGGGATAGAATATTTGTTAGTGTGTCTACTACTGCCTTTCCACCAAACACTCCTGTGGATTTGCCTCCACCCATAATTTTAGACACAGTAGTGCCACCCGGAATTGGTGGAGTTGTGTCTGCCCCACCCATCAGGGACGGCGACGGCTCTATTTCTGCTCCTCCCCGTCTGCCGTATAGGCTGGTTCGTCCTGCTTGAGAAATCTCTCCAGCCAGTGTTGAAAGGGCTTCTGCTTCTTCTTCTTTTCGTTCACGGCGGCTTTGCAGAGATCGACTTAAAATACCACCAATGAGTGGAATTTTTGCTGCCATTCTTTCGGGAATCTTTTTGGCAAAGTCTGTTATTTTTTCTTTAGCCGCAGCCTTGACACCGCTTTCTTTGGAAAGTGGCTTTTCAATCTTGGCAATCATTTCTAGTATCTTGCCTGCAATTGCTGATTCTCTGCCACCACCTGTACCAAATACTTTGTTTGTTACCTTTTTATAGGTTTGCAGGCGTTGTAGAATTTTGCGTTTTTCTTGTACAGTTTTAGCCCGTACTGCCATTTCTCCAAGACGAACCACACTTTCAAGAATTTCATATGCAGCAGATTGATCTACGGTCTTGTCGTATCGTTTGCCAAAGATGTTTTCATTTTCAGACACCAATACTTCTGCTGTTTGGCGTAAACCGTCAAGAACAGCGTCTTGAAGTTCAGACTGTTCTCCTCCCAAGTCATTCATGGTTTGAAGAAGGGCTTTTCGGAAACCAGAAATTTCTTCTGTGATTTGTTCAGGTGTTACAGTTGGGCCGGCAGGAGCCGCAGCAGGTGCAGATGGTGCTGCTGTAACCGTGGTTGTTGTGGTTGTGGCAGAAGTGGTTTTGGTTTTAAAACGACCAGTCGCCGGATCTTTCTCGCTTGCTGATCGTCCTCTACCTGGCCCTTTTTTTGATTTCTTCGCCATGCGCTATTGGTTACTTTCTATTTTTTGCTTTCTCTTTTTCTTCTTTCAAATAAGATATCAGCAAATTTATGTATACCTCACGCTCCCAAGGAATTAGTGACTCCAACTCTTCCAAAGAGTACTTGTGGTGCTGCATTAATGAAAAATTGGTTCGGTAAAACGCTGACAGATCACTGTGTGTCAGCATTAGAGAAAAAAATCAGTTAAATTCTCCAAAAGTACCGATACTTTGTTCTTGCAGTTTGGGCACGGAAACGAGAACTCGTACTCCACAGAGGGTGCAGATTCCAAATATTCGGTAATTTCTTTGAACTGATCGGGTAGAAGGTGTTCAATAAACAGGGTCACATCTTCTTCCTTTATTGCACCACGCTCGTACACTTCGTCTTTGTACATTACCTTGTCCACGCACGAGTACGCCATCTCAAACAGCATGGTGGTCTGGTCTTTGGTTACATCCAAATCGTGAATGGTTGGATACCGCATTATAAGCGTAACATCGTCGTTGATCTTTATGTTGGGTGACTTTTCTTCAGCCTTTACTTTGGTCTGAATACGATCAATATTGATTTTGATAGGGGTCTTGCCCTCGCAGAACGAGCACTTTACCGTTGGCTTTAGTTCTTCGCCTATGGATTTTGCGCGAATCTGCAACATGGCGTAGTTGGCATCTGATGCTGGAATCTTCTTGGTGTCTAGGCGATTCTCGGTGCACGCAAGAATCATGTTTCGCACAGCGTCTATCACGATATTTGGATTTCCGCTCTGTAGAGCAATCAGCAACACCTTTTCTTCTTTCACCAAAAACGGTCGGTACTTTACAACCATTTTTGTGACAGGTAAAGTCATGGTATAGGTGGGTACTGTAGACGGAGCAAGACGAAGTTTTTCCATAGTATTTCCTTTTCAAGTATACAGATCAGATAGTAAGGTATTTATCCTTGGTTTCCTGTTATTGCATTGCCAATACCCGTAAACAGATTGTTCGCGCCTTCGCGTACACCGGTAAAGAACGAAGCAATTCCCAACCCGTTTCCGTTGTTCTTGGGAATGTTGCCCTTGGGGAGTTCTCCACCGTTGTATTCTGGGAATTGCGGAACAAAGAATTGTGAGGTGTACTTTCTGAACGCAAAGGTGATTTCTTGAGTCAGGTACTCGTTTTCTCGGTCGTTTGCAAAACTCAAATCGCCAATCATTTTTGGATAGGTTTCTTCAACCAGTGAGATATACGACAACTGGTCGCTGCGATCCAATACATGGATGGCTAGCGTTCCTGCAAAATCATCGTAGTACCCCACCTTGTAGTTGTTGTTGTCTACTACTTTGCTCATCCATTTTTCAAAAAAGCCACGCTCTCTCATGTCTCGTGACATGATGTAGGTCAAGGTAATTTCTCCACCGTACAGGATTTCATACGGCATCTGACGAGCAGGTCCGTAGATTCTGTATCCAACGGTTGACACATTTCTGCCGGGAATGGTTACATTTTGGCAGCGTATCATCAGGTTTGGTATGCTTGCACCTTCGTCTGCCATAGCCTTTGGTAGTTGAATTTCTGCCACATAGCGATTAGTGGTCAAGAACCCATTATCCATAATGTTGGATACTATGTTTTCTACTTTGGATGAGCCTTGAAACTGTGTCATAGGTTGTTCTCGGTGTTGATAGCAGAGTTGTACGACAT